TCACAATACCAGAAAGACTGTCAGGAGCCTTTAATGTTATAAAAGATGTACCATTATTGGTTCCTTCGACCAGGTTTACACCACTACCAGTGGATGTTCCATTTACTGTCCAATATCTACCCGAACCAACAAATTGGTTGTCCTCAGTGGTTGAATTAACACCAACATACAAATCATATGAATCGGTAGTAAAACCAGGTTCACCCGCACGTAGAGCAGGGAGGTTGGCTAATACACCTCTCTTAAACTGAATTACTGGCGCTGCCACAGGGCTCCCTCCTATTACAGGTATCTAAAGATATATTTCTTACTATTATTTAGTTTAAAAAGATCCACCATCATAGTTTCTGGTTGTGATATTATCGGTATCTACCTCATCTTCAATTTGGGCTATAAAAGAATCTGGTAAATCCGAGTCGATAACTGATGAAGTCAGAATTGAAGAATTTACGATGACATTTTTAAGTCTAAATCTACCTGCACTAGCATCATATTGTAATACAGAAGGAATGTTAGTATCCTCTGGTAAAATATCATCAGTATCTACAATCCTTAATGGCATCAGAAAGCTCCTCCATCAATATCTCCTGACACCTCAAGATTACCTAGATTAATCTCATCTTCAACTTGAGAAATAAAGTCATCTGGAAGATCACTATCTTCAGAGGCTCTTTCAAGTAATGTATCTGCGGTAGTCAATTCAAACTTTTTGGTTACATTGTTGAAAGTAACAAATAGACCATCTTTTGTTTCATCTAAAACACCAAAACTAGTGTCACCCATATCACCAAGGGTAGTGGGTTGTCTAACGTTTCTTACTGCAGATTTGGTGGTTTGTTTTTTTGAGACACTTTTGATGCCAGAGGCACCTTTTCTTACAGTTGCCATTAGGTTGTAATACCAGCGGTTACCATAGCAGACCCCTCTACCATTCTCGAAACCGCACCACTACCAGATGTCAATAAAACATCATAATAATATCTTCCTGGTTTAAGGTTGACGGTTTTCCCTGCTGTCATTGCAATTGAAACTTCACCTGTAAGTCCAGTGATAGAAACTGTAAAACTTTCAGAAGTTGGTGAAGCTGGATATTTCTTTATTTTCGAAACACCAGTAAAACCACTAAGATTTGAGGCGGTTCCATCAGACTCTGTGGAAGTAAAACTTTCACTAAAATCTGCACCTTGTGCAATAACTATATTAACAACAGGAGTAGCGGCCATCTCTTATCTTTTTAACTATTTAGATCTTTGTTGACATTCTTTAACATCTTCTGAAGGTCCGCAGTAGAGCCAACAAATAGTGCATTATTGGTTACAGTTGAAGGACCTTTTTCTTTATCATCATTGACATCTTTCAGTTTTTTCTGAAGATCCATTAATTTATCTGTAGCGTCAGATACGTTTTTGATTAATTGTCCAGCAACCTCATATGCACGAGGCATCTCACTCTCTTGAGCAAGTTCTAAGATTCCATTGATTGCTTCTTGTCCCTTTTCAATGATCGAATATAGATTACCCCTGGTATACTCATAGTCCTTACGAATATCTTCTTTGGAGTTTTCAAATTTTTGAATTTTGGTTTCGATATCATTATCTGGTACCTTTTTTGATTCTATAGGTTCTACGTCGAAAGTTTCGTTAAGTTTTTCGTACTTATCCATACTCTAACCTCAGAATACATTTCCGTCAAACCCGAAGTCATCTCCAAGTTCAATTTGGTTGTTGTCCGTTTGGGTAATATTAAAGACTTTTGAACCAAGAACATGATTTTGAAGAGGTGTTTTATCTTGTGCCCTTCTGACTACTATCTTATTACCAGTAACTGTCTCAACGTACATTTCTTCTTGATCGATGTAAATGTACTTACCTGCAGTGATAGTTGAACCATCATCAACATCAATGACAGTCTCTGTCATGTCAACATTCTCGGCGAGAAGAGTTGCAACAACACCGTCGTAATCTTTGATTGCTCTTGGTGTAACCTGATATGTAAGATCTCTTTCGTAACTTCTGCTTTGAGAACCTGCGATAAAGCCAGTAGTAACCTTTTTGATGATATCCCCAGAAACATCCTTGAGAGGACCGAATACGTAAGTTTTTGCAGTAAATGTAAATGTGTAGATGAGTGCTCTTCTAGTATCGAAGTTTCCTTCGTACTCATCTGACATATCGATGTTATCAAGAACTACGGGAACATTTTGAACTTCATTGAAGTTACCCAAGAACTTGATAGGAATTGTATAACCAGGTTGGAAATATGGAACTATCTGCTCTACGATTTGGAGCATATCATCATTCAGTTTTGTATAAACTGAAAGAGTGATGGTCATATTATATGGAACTGGTAAGAATGCCTTCTTTTCTTCAGTTCCATCTGCAGATGTAATTACCATCTGCTGTGTTTGAGTGGATTTTCTTGAGGGATCGTATTGTAATTTAGTGAACTCAAATGACATTCTTGGAAGTGTCATTTGAGTCGGGTGATTCAGATCAGGGTTTTGTTGTAACCTTGCAAGAAACTTTTGAGTAGGTCCATAAGCAAGAGGAACCTTGATGACACTGAAGGTATCATCACTTTCATCTTTCTTCTGAATTTGAATACCATTAAACAGGGAACCAAATCCAATAATTACGGATCTAAAGATCTCGTTATAAAAATACTCAAACATTATTTTAAAACACTATACCATTATTTATGGCATACCAAAAGGATTTGTTTGACTAAAATCAATTATTGCGTCAGCTTCTAACTCAATGTTGTCATTATCGGCAAAAGGAGTTACCAAATCATCAGTGTTTACACCACCTATAACATACTTTGCACCAGATTCAGACCCAGTTAGATACTCTCCAGGAATAAAACTACCATCGATAATACCAACTTCCATAACATCTGTAACACCATTCCATTCTTTTACTCTTGCAGTAGTACCAGATCTAGAACCAGTCACAACTTCATTATAAGTAAATGTCCCTCCTATTGATACACTTGAATTGGCAGAGACAGGTGGTGAGATAGTGACTATTGGTGTGGTGTTATATCCCTCTCCACCGTCGAGTATGTAGATTGCGGTAACAATACCAGAAGCACTGATTGTTGCAATACCGACTGCATATCTGGAAGGTGAAGGAAATTCCGAATCAAAACTATTTTCATTCGAATCAAATGAGTATAGTGATGATCCAAATAAGGGATAAGCACCATATGTAAGACCAATAGAAACAGTAGGTGCAGTTACATATCCTGAACCACCATCTGTAACTGTGATACTTTGAATTGAACCAGTTGTGGAGATACCTGTTGTTGCTGCAAATCCAGATCCATTACCACCAGTAACATTGATCCAAGGTGCAACTGTATAACCACAGCCGGCATTTGTTAAGTATATTGCGGGAACTCTTCCAGATTTTCCATCACAAGCAGGATATTCGTAAGATACCGAAGCAATACCTGTTGCAGTCGTTCCACTTGAAGGTGCGGATGAGAAACCAACAACTGGGTTAGCTGTGTAACCTCTACCCATATTACTAATATAAATCTTATTGATTGCTCCAGATGCACACAGTTGAGCTGTGGCTGTAGCAGAAGTACCGGCACCAATGAGATTCAGTGTCTGGATATAACCAATTTGTGCAATCTCATCATCAATATCATCAACACCAGTGTCAATAAGTTCATCCTCATACCTAAAGAGTTCACATCTTAACTCATAAACATATGTTTTCTTGAGTTGGTAGAAAGGTTGTTCGTGTTCTACAAACTTAATTTCAAATAGTCTATCACCAAGAGGGAAGTAAATTAAGTCACCTTCTTTAGGTCTAGAAGTCAATTCCAAATTGGAAAGACCCTCTGTCAATGGAGCGATATAATTTTCAAATCTTTCTTTAGAAATTATCAGCTGAAGATCATCTCGATTTTCAATACCAAATTTTGATAGAATAGTTCCCTGACCAGTATACCCTTCATAGTTATCAACATAAGCTTCTAAAGGATATGCATTTTTGAACTCAGATTCAATTACTTCCTTTATAATAGTTTTAGTTGATGCATAAGTTCTTGGAAGATAATATACTTCCACACCATACATCTGTAACTGTTCGTTGACAAGACTTTGGATTAGGTTTTGTTCGGATCTTGTACCGTTAAGAAAAAAGGGATTTAACATATGTCATCACCCTATCATGTCAAGAGGTGGTAACTCATATGT